GTCCGGTAGTCTCCAGCAACTCCTGAGAGATGTTGATTCCATACCCACCGCTTATATCGTTGCTGATGTCTCGCGCCGTCCCGCCGGAATCGTCCACGGCCAAGTAGTCGCCGAGTCCCGTTTGCTTTGCCATCTAAAGCCTCCTAGAGCCTTGCAAATCCTACTGCTATAACTGCGTTGCTGAATGTTCCCGTCGTTGTCACTTTCAGATACCTCGCAACATTGCCGGACATCGTGACTCGTTCTGATGTCGGGGCCGCCGCCGCCGCGACAGTCGAAAAAGTCATAAAGTTTGAATAAGAACCACCGCTAGAGGTCGATTCCTGCAAATTTACCGTGACGCTACCAGAGGCGACACTAAGCACTTGAAGATACCCAGCCCCGCCGTTCGTTGAAGCCGCGCCACTGTCCACAACTGTCCCAGAGCCAGCCGAAGCATGGGTGTCGTCGTGGGCCGTCATCATCTCCCCGAACTCCACCGCCGACCCATTGGCTGAATACACGGCAGTTGCCGTTATCGCAGAGCCTGGAGCGTTTGCCGTCGTGTAGGTTCCCTGCTTCGCAACCAGACCAACGCACGGGTCGGCAACTGCCGCTCCCATTGGAATCAGAACGTCCTGGTCGGCGGTGGGAAGTTTCCCGCTGTTGGAAGTCCAGACAGCGTGCTGTTTTGACGCCGCGTTATCAAACCATGCGTCAACTGTGACTTCGGAGTCCACTATCCCGACAAGTCGCTTCTGCGCCGACACGTCCAGAGTTGTCACGTCGAGAAGTTCGTTCGTGTAGCCCATCGCAGAGATCGCATTCGCATCGCCGCTCAGGTCATACCCCTCGACGTATAGACGGACGTTCAGTCCGTTTACTTTAGCCATCTACATACCTCATAGTTTGCGCCTCTCTTAGGCGGTTCTAATGCGTTAGGGCGTGATCGTGACCTCGCCATATATTTCCATTTCAAACGGAACCGACACGGTTCGGAATACCCCGCCGCCCATGTTGATATATCCAACTGCCGCAGGGCCGAGCGACGAGTCAGTTACGTTCCCGTCGAGATCGGCGTCAGACCGGAGTTGTGTGTCGATTTGCACCATCGCATCCCATACCGCTAGTTCGATGCTCTCGCGGACATCTGGCGCGTCCTGCATACGAAAATACGCCCTCACCATTACCGTCGTTCGGGAGCCTATATCTCCCAGCGTTTGAAAATCGTCCGTTCTGCCTGTTATCCAGAACGCGAGAACAGGAGTTCCAGATATTGCCAGTGGCTCCCCTCGATAGACCGCCACGAACGCCGGATCGGTGATCGCTGAGAGGAGCGCGTCAATGCGGTCTAGCGCACCCGAACGACTCATTCAAGAGCCTCGATTATGGCGTCTCCGATGTATTGCTCATAGAGTTTGGGATTGTTGTCGATATGCTCGCGGGTTTTCTTGAACATATGCCAGCCAGGAAACCCAGGTCTGGCACGGTTGCGCTTGTCAATGCCCTCGACCCAATTGGAGTAAACCAAGTTCGTGCCGTATCGGGTTTCACCTGCGTCGAATTGGGCAAGATTGTCCCTGACCAAACTCGCGGAGATGTGATTACGAAGATTGCCAGTTACCCGCCCGTGTCCTGGCTCCAGTTGTTGTTTGACACGGTTCGCGCCTTCAAACTGGGCAAGGTCTAAGAGTCCTCGGTTCACAGCCGCCTGGAATCCAAGCGACACTTGAGTCGGCGTATCGAATATCGGCCCTTTCAGTTTGATGCTGGTGGTTTGCGTCACCATCTCAGAATATGACCCCGTTGGATGTCGCCGCCACGCGGTACTGGTCGAGCGTCATCAGGATGCTCTGTATTTCGCCCTCTGCCGACGTGATTGCCGCCTCGCCGGAGCCGATGCTCGTGGCCGTCCCCAGGTCACGGTCTCGGAATACAATCTTGCTCAAATCCAGACAGGCTTGAACCACCAGTTCAGGATAGTCGTAGCGATAGAGCGAAACACCGCCGCTATGAGTGGCCCCTGTCGTTCCGTTCACCGCTCGCTCCACCGTCAACGTGTTGCCACTGATGGCCGTTATATACAACTGTTCACTGTCTATTAGAATGGTCTGGGCTGGCCCCAGGTTGGTGGCAGATGTGACAGACACAGAGGTGGCGGTTGTCGAGCCAATAGCGTCTGATGTGGTCACGCTGACAGTGTTGGCGGTATAGCCCCACTCCCCAACAATGGAGAGCGTTTGTTGTCCCGCGTCGAGGCTCTTGGCGGTGTCCTCGTTCAGCTTCAAGACCGTCTTGGGCGTGAAGTTGTAAGGCATCAGCCAGAAGTCGTTAGCGTAGCCCTCTGTCAGCGTCTCAGAAGTCGCCCTATCCGTTGCCCCGTAGGCCGTGACGGTGGTAGGAGTAACCATCCAACCGTCCAGCGGAATGACCCCCGCCGTGCTGGTGGTAGTGGTCAGGTTTCCATTGTCAGACGCGATGATGTATTGCGGGGAGTTGCGGAGAGTTCCCGAACCGATGTCATAATATCGAGTTTCCGTCTGCGGCCCGAATGTGCCGCCTCCGCAATAGTCGTCAATCCTCCGGCTGGATGCCTCAAGGATTCGACGGATTGCTCCAGCGTCCGATGTCCAAGCGGACGAATACGACGTTCCAGCGAGGTAGTCCCGCAAGTCGTCAGATGTCGCGTATGTATGCCGCGTTGCCACTATTTATTTTCCTCAGTGTCGGCTTGTTTGGTTTTCGGAGCCGTCGTCCGTTTGAAATATTCGCTGTAACGCTTGAGGGTTGTGGCTGGGACGTTGTATTCCCGCCCAGCTTCGTACACCTCGCCCGTCGCGCCGAACGTGACGTTCTGGACGCATGTTGCTTTGGGCATATTGAGTCCTCCCCATAGGGCAGGGGTCGGCGCGGAGAAAGCATAAAAAACTCACGCCGACCCCAGACCTACTTGGTTGTTAGGCGGCTCTGGGAATCTTGAACGCCGCCGCTAGTCCGACTTGGCCGTCGCCTCGCCTCGAAGCAAAAAAACCGACCTGGTCGTTTTCCATGTACAAGCTATCGTTTCGCCGGATTGTGAAGCCGACGCGGTCGAAGATGTAATACTGCCGGAAGTCTCCGAAGATAGCTATCTTCTCGCTGGAGGTGATGGTTCCGCCAAGGCCGCTTACGACATCGGTGTCCACCACTGGCCTGCCGAGGATGAACGCGGACGGAGCGGCGGTAATATCCGCGATGCCAGTGACGCCGTTTCCTGTGACCTGGATTTGGTTTATGAGCGAGTTAATCGCGGACTTCATAACCCAGGTGGAGTTTGCACGGTGCTGGGCTTCCAGGGCGTAGAACGTGCCGATAAGGTCGGCCACTACGACGGAGGTCGAGCCTGCCATTGTGTAGAACGCCACGTCGGTGTCAGACATTATTCCGGCGTACTGGGTAGTGTTATTCCCGGAGATAATGCCCACGTCCTCAAATCTGCCTGCGCTCTCTTGGAATATCTGGGTGAGCAACGCGGGAAGGTTAATGGCTGAGTCGTCCAGTAGTTCGCGGGTGACTTTCACCAGACCGCCAGACTTCTCAAGGCTGAAAGCGACTTGACCCACTGTTGGAGTCTGGTCACTGTATGCGGCTTCCTCTGCGATAGCCGCCCAGGTGGCCGAACCCATTGTCGGGACGTAGCCATCTTTGGACGAGACTCTGATAACCGTGCAGAGGGGCCGAAGCTGGCTTCCTGGCACTCCCGGGTCATGTACCGTTTGGGCGACAAACTGTTCCGGCACGAAGAAACCGCCTTCCGCGTCTGTCTCTTCTTGCATCGCCTTCGTCTCGTCTGCGCTGGCGGTCTTCCAGAAAACGTCGTCGGATGGGCTTCGCATCCACTTCATAAACGTATCGGTTTGGAACTGGGCATGCTCTTTTTCAGTCTTGCCCATTTGCTCCTGCACCCAAAGCGGCTGTGCCATCGCGGGAAGGCCACGCACCCAGGAAGCGGGTTTGTAACTGGCCTTCGTTGTGGCAGTTGTGTCGTTCGGGTCGTAGAGAGCCGCGTCCTTGTCCGCTATTGGCACTGTGTTGACGGGTCTATTAAATTCGCCCTTCAGCGCCTTGAGTTGGCTGGCGGCTTGGTCGACGGAATCGGCCTGGGCCATCTTAGCCTGGGCGTCTGTAATCATCGCGTCGAATGACTCGATGTTACCCTCGTCCAGTGCCTTTTCGGCTTGGACGAGGAGCGCGTTGGCTTCCTGTCGGGTTTCGTAGGTAGTGGTCACGATTATGGCTCCTTAGTTAGTTACGGATTTGTGGTTTTTAATTGCGAGTCGGGTTTGCACAAGTTGCAGTTGACGCCTTGCCGTGTCGAGGGCGGCGTTAGCCGTGTCCGAGGCGGCGGTGTCAAGTTCATCAGCAGACCTTAACTCTGAGGGTTTGCGGCCTGCCTCTCGCAAATGTCGCGCTAAGTGGTTATAAACGCTTCGGCGGTCTTCCTCAGGTATTGTTGACCGCGAAGAATTGAGGCTTGCAAGAGCCGAGGTTACCGCCCGAATGTTAGCGGCTCGGGTCTTGCCGTGTCGGTCAATCTGATGATGCAGGAATTTGTACGATGAGCGGTTTTCTGGGTCGCCGTCACTGTCAACCCAGGCATACGCCTGTCGAAGCTGGGCGGCGTCGGCCTTGATGCGGTCTCGCATAAGGCTGGCGTCCCAGGCGTCCTCGACCCACGCGGTCAAGTGCGAGGCAATCCCCCGCTTTGCAATCTCTGGGTCTGGGTCAATAGACTTTGCCGCAACCGTCACAGTTGACGGCGACGAACCCCGAATGACTGTCGAGACCTCCACCCAATCCAGGTCGGCAATCCTGCGGACGAGACTGGACACGTCCCCTCCCTCTCTCGTCACGTCAGAGGCGCGGGGGATATTAAATCCGACGCTCCATTCGCGGACATACTCCCCAGCCACGTTGGAGAATGCATCCCTGCCAGATTCGGTATCCATGTTGAACTGCATGCGCGTGAATAGTCGATACTCGTCTCCGGTGATGTATTCCGGCTGGGCGAATATCACTTTCCCGACCAGCTTGCTCTGGTCATGGCCTGACAGGACAGGAATGGGAAGGTTCTCGCGGATGCTTTTGTCGAATGCCGTTGGCTCCACAATGTCGCCATCAGCGTCAATCACTCCCATCGAGTTGACGAACGCCTCAACGATTCCCTGCGTATCGTCTATGACTTTTGCGTCGGTAATTAGAGTCTTCGAAATCAAAGGGTTTCCTCCGGTTCATAGCCTCTTGGCATTGGCATCCAATTCAGAGTTCCATTCGGATGGTCGTCAATGTTTACAGCATCTTCCAGGCGATATATTTGCCCATTCCGCTCAGCACAGGTGCGCCCGTATGGGTCACCTGGGTCGATGTATGTGTCGTTCGGGTCGCCGTCCACATCATCGGCCTGAACATACATATACCCCTGAGTCTGGTAATAACCGACAGACGTTTGATTCTGTGTTCGCATCGTTTCGGTTCGGGCAATCAATCGGGCGCGGTTGTCTGTCTCTGTCAGAATCGAGCGAAGACCTGGGAAATTATCGTCAGGAACGCCACGAGCCAGTTGCTCAATAGAGTAGCCGCGCTCCAAGGCAACTGCTACGCCTCTCCCAATCGCTTTGGATGTTGTGCGGTGTATCATCTGCGCCCTTGCTGGAGCCGTGTCCAGAATGCGCTGGATAACTGGGAGTTTTTCAGACCAGTCCAACTCTCCCGCAACGCCAACGTCCGAGATTGCGTGGAATGTCCGCTTGCTCGCTCTGACTTGAGCGGCTCGTAGGATGTCACTGAGTTGCCCAGTCTCAATTGGCGGCAACATATCCTCAACGTCGAACGGAAACGCCTTCGTCTCGCCTGTGTAGCGTTCCATGTAACGTCCGAGGATGCCGTCAACGCGGTTGCGGATGCCTCTAAAATGTGGCCTTAACTTCTGCGCCAGGGCGTCCGTCTCCTCCTCGCGTTCTTCCAGTATCCGGCGTTGTAGCATTCGCCCACGGGGAGCAATGCGGGGGGCTTTAATCTCCACTGGCTCAGACAACATGGCCTCAACAGGCGCGGCGTCAACTGCAACTGTTGCAGGCTGGCCCTCGGCAACTTCAAACACTGAGGATGGGATGCGACGGACGCCTCCATCTGAGACAGCCTCGAAGCCCAGTTCCTCCCGCGCCTCGTTTAGAGTGACGATGCCGCCCGTAAATAACGCAGTTATTCGCGCCGAGGCCGCCGCCGCATCGTCAAGGACTGCCCTCATTGCCGACCAGTCAACTGCCAGCGTCTCGTTGCCGCCGTATTCGCTGAATAAATTCTTGTTAAAGTATCGGAGAATTCGCGCAACCAGCGGCTCCAGGGTTTCGCTATGAAACGCCAGCCGAGCCTCGCGATAATTGGAAAATGTCGAGCGTTGCAGACCCACGTTGGCCCCGACCAGGATGGGGGGAACGCCGAACACCGCGCAGATGCGGGATTCGGTGAGGTTGTGCAGTCCCTCCAACGCCATATCCTTCGGTGAGTTCGACATCGCTTGATATTCGGCGTCATCGTCTAGGATTGCCACTCTGTGGAAGTTGCCGCCGCCTCCAAACTGTGAACGCCATCGCGCCCGAATGGTTGACGCTTCCTCCTGGGAGGTGAGCCGCCTTTTAACTTTCAGAAGGCCGCTGGGAACACCCGCATTTTGGAAATATACCTTCGCGAAGTCGGTCATGTTGAGGTCGAGGTTAACAGTGCGGCTCAAGACGTGGAGCGGACTAAGGCCGTAGATGTCCCCGCCAGGATTGGGCAATGCTAGATGGCAGATGTCCCGAACGTCGATGGAATACTCCACGCCGCCCACGGTGTAGATGTATCCCCTCGCTCCGTAGTCGCCTGGGATAATCGCCACGCGGTCAGGACGTAACAAATACAGGGCGTTCACCTGGTCGTTTCGGCCCCTCTCCTTCACGGCATAGGCGTTGCCAGACACCATGAGGAACGTGACCAATCGCTCGACGAACGAGTACCAGTCGGAGTGCGGGTTCGGGCTGGCTACGAGGTCATAAAGGACGCCACTCTCAACCGCTACCGTGCCACCATCAGTAGACGGCGCAGTAATGTGGTATTTGGGAGTGGCGGCAGAGATAGCCAGTTCACGGATGCAGGCGTGGACAATCTCAGACTTGCCGTATCCCTCACTCGCAAAGTTGCCATAATTGGCGTCAGGATATGACGCCGTACCCACGCCCATATTGAGCGGGACAGTTGTTGACAGTTCGTTCGTTTGTTTCGTGAACCAGGAGTCCCAGAACGGCAAAAGCGACCTCCTCCGGTTAGGACACTCACCGGAATCGGCCACCAGACGTTACATTACCATCAGCGTTCGGTTGTCGTCAAACTTCGTTTGTTGTCGAGCCTTCGTCTCTGCGGTTGAACAAAATCTCCAACTCCTCCGAATAACGACGCAACATGAACAACGCAATATGCTCCTTGTCGTTAAACATCTTCGGCAATGCAAGGTCGACACTCATCGGCGTTGTGTCTGTCTTGACACAGTACGCGCCATGTTCGCCAAAGAAGGCCAGAATCCCGAAAAAATCCTCGTCCATCGCCATGCTAAACCTC